GTGTCACCGGTACCGAAAGTGACAGCGCAAATGCTGACTGAGGCGATTGAACAACATGGCCCACAAACGGCGGATGAGCTGGCACTGATGTTCGGGATTACCTCCCGCCGGGCGAATTCATCGCTGGCCATGGCAATCAGCAAAGGGCGTCTGATTCGCGTGAATCAGGGCGGTAAATTTCGTTACTGCATACCGGGCGCTGATTTACCGGCAGAGCCGGAAGCTGCATCCGTAGCGGAAACCGATGGTAAAGCCTTTCCTCAGCCAGCAGGTGTTGCGTTACCAGTCCAGGAAACGACGACACAGGAAGAAATGAAAACAGAAATCGTGGAAGACATTGTGAAGTTACAGCCATCGGTCACCGAAACGAAAGCAGATGACCTGATTCTACCATCGCTGCATGTGGCTAACCGCGAGCTGCGCCGGGTAAAAGGTCAGGTTCAGAAGTGGGAGCGAGTCTGCGCCGCGCTGCGGGAGCTGAACAAGTGCCGGGATATTCTCCGGGATATTACCGCCACCAGAGAACAGCAGCGGTGAGTGGGTGGAAGACGTGGTGCCGGGCTGAAATTCTGATACTCCGGCAGTGCGCGGGAACAATGAAGGTAAAAAGCATTGGCGCGCTTATCGGACGAACTGAAGCGGCAGTGAGAACGAAGGCACGGGAGCTGGGCATCAGCATGATGTTACGTGGTGATTTTCACCCGTCGGCAAAATATTCACAGCGTGATATTGAGCTGGCGCGGCAACTGCATCAGCGCGGTGTACCCCGACGGGAAATTGCCGAAAAGTTCGGAATGAAGTTGCGTGCAGTGAATAACTACGTTTATTTCGACAGGAGGGTTCAGGCGTGAGGGTGAGAATTTATATCGCCGGTCCAATGACGGGATATGAAAATTTCAACCGCGAGGCATTTCACAGGGCGGAAGAAGCACTGAAACGGGAAGGGCATACCGTCTTAAACCCGGCAGTACTTCCGGACGGGCTGACACAGCCGCACTACATGGATATTTGCATGGCAATGATTCGTTGTGTGGATGCGGTTTATATGCTGAATGGCTGGCAGCGGTCAGCGGGCGCTAAGGCAGAGCTGGCACTGGCGGAGAAACTGGGGCATGCGGTGATTTATCAGGAGGTGGCTCAATGAGAGAGGTTAACTATGAGGCGCTTCGTGAGGCAGCACAAAACTATCAGTCGACGCTGGCGTGGTATCAGGCTATCCCGGACAGCCCAAATGCTGAACGGGATTGTGATGCGGCTCTTGCTGCGTTTAAGCGTCACATCCGTCATCGGGAAGCGGATATTATCGCTGATTTGCTGGATGGACTGGAAGAAGCAAAATCACAACTCAACGAGCAACGTGAGTATTACGAAGGTGTTATCTCGGATGGGAGTAAGCGCATTGCTGAACTGGAAGCGCGGGAAGTTCAATTACCGACTCGCTACGACCTTCGATATGGACACCCGATAAATGCAGATGAGCGACAAGTCATGATACCTAAAGAAAATGGCAGTTGGCTTTACCTGATTGACCTAGAACACGCATTACGCGTCGCTGGCATTCGCATCAAAGGAGAGGAGCATGGAAATAAAACCAGAAGATGAGTTAAGCAATATCGTTTTATTTCCGGTAAAAGAGGATGACCCTCGTAATCAGGTTAATTTTCTTTATGAGCCATCGGAAAGACCATATTGTCATCACGCCTCTGTCCGGGTTGACGAAAAAGAGCGTCAGGTCCGCTGTAAAATCTGCGGTGCAGTTGTGGAGCCATTTGACTGGATGCTCTCTGTGGCGAAAAGAGAAACTAGGCTGGCAGATGATGTAAAGCTATTGCGCCAGGAGGAACAGGAAAGGCGGAAAAATATAGAAAAGTTAATTCAGATTGAGCGTAACGCGAAAGCGCGGATACGCAGGGTGACAAAATCCAGAACTGAATAAATAAATTTAGCGCTGTAAATAAAATCTAATCCTTAACTGGAGGTGTATTTATGTTAAATACACAGAAAGCCATTAATGCGGAAAAATATAACGAGTGGGCAAGAAAATTCTCTGAGCAGATTTTTAAAATTACTGGCGATGAGAATGCGGCAAAAAATGAATTAGAACCGTGGACGCCTGAAGGAGCCGACCCAAATTATTGCTGGAGGGAGGTTGATCCAGTTGATGCTGCAAATGAAGCTATGAGTTATCACAACGATTAATGTCAGGAGGCCGCCCGAAAGGGCGGTAATGAATGGTCACATTATTTAGAAAAAATATCCGCGAAAGAGTAGAACAACAGAATTTCTGTTTCTCATTCTGTTTATCGTGTTGATGATACCGATATCCCCGTTAATCCTAGTCTGGATAATCGGAAAAATAATTGAGCCAGTTATTGAATTGTATAACGACGTGGTATGGGCGTCATTCAACACACTGCACAATAAAATTAATCCGTATAAGGAAAACTGATATGGCAACTTTGACAAAAAAAGAACGGGCATGGTTGAACGAATTACAGGAAGTTCTTGATCGCTGTCCATCACCGAAAAAAATTGGCTTTTACACCATTGGCGATAAAAGCATTTACCTGTATGACCTACGCCGCATGGATGAAATCATGGAGGCTCTTGATAATCGTTCGTCGATGGATTGGTGTGTTGCTGTTCATGATATGAATGCAGGGTTTGATGAAAAGATTTTGTTCCCCTCATCAGTTGAAAGCACTGCGGGTTAAGGAGTAACACATGACCACTATTACCAAAGAACGTATTGAATTGTTCATTAAAAATCCGCTTGAAAACGGGCTTACCCGTGGTGAACAAATGGAACTGGCACGGATTGCGCTGGCATCGCTGGAAGCAGAGCCGGTGGCAAAGATTATAGCTCATTACCCATTAGGGGTTGACGTAGGCAAACAAAAATTTGTACAGGCCATTAGAGAGCTTCCTGACTTTGGCGGATATCTATTTGCCGCCCCTCCAGCGCCGATAGTGCCGGAAGAAATGTATTGGCAGGATGCGCCAGTTGAAGGCAGCAGCAAAGCGGCTGCATACGCTACAGGCTGGAACGATTGCCGCGAAGCCATGTTTCAGTCCGGAAACTTTCGGGAAAATAAAGATTCGTCAACCAATAATTTTCGGAAAATCCCGGAAGCGTCAACCAGCTCTCCGGTAACTCCGGCTCTTCTGCCTGGTGGTTTCACCATTGAGGAGGCGAAGGAATTACATGAAGACCTGGCACGCAGCCACATAAGCAAGGCCTTAAGTGGCGAAAAGATGAAAAAGAAAGATCGCGATGCTGATTTGCGCTGGATTCATGGCGTTATAGTTCAGGCAGCGTGGTTTGTAAAAGCATCACTGGAGCAGAATGCACTATCGGGCAACTATCCGGTAACTCCGGATAGTTGGATAAGCTGTAGTGAGCGAATGCCGGATACCAAAACAGCCGTTCTTGTTGCCAGGGATTTTGGCAGGAAAGGTGACTGGCGAATGAAATGGGCGACTTACATCCCGGGGCATCCTGACGCTAATGATGGGTGGATAATACCTGGTGCGTCGTGGATACCATCACACTGGATGCCTCTACCAGAACCGCCGCAGGAGGTGCGCCAATGAACTGGCCTGAAGCATTTGCAATTACAGGCGTTGCTATGGCTATCGCTTTTTTAGTATATGTTATTTGTCGGTGAGGGTAAAAACGTTCGCCGGGATTAACACCAAAGGAGGGAATATGTCGGATGATATATCACTGGCAATGGAAGGTGCGCTGGCTGTTGTTGCTGTTGTGGGCGTTTACTGCCTGGTTGTGTTTTTGATGGATCGACTAGGGAACTGAATTCATTACGATATGGGAATTCCCATATCGGGTAAAAACGGTTTGCGGTAAAGCGAGAGTTAAGTAGAATTGCTGCGGGTGCTTGAGGCTGTCTGCCTCGGGCATGCCACCGTAAGGCAGACAGAGAAAAGCCCCAGTTAACATTACGCGTCCTGCAAGACGCTTAACATTAATCTGAGGCCCAATCTATGCTTCACAAACGTAGGTTAGCCTCTTACGTGCCGAAAGGCAAGGAGAAGCAGGCTATGAAGCAGCAAAAGGCGATGTTAATCGCCCTGATCGTCATCTGTTTAACCGTCATAGTGACGGCACTGGTAACGAGGAAAGACCTCTGCGAGGTACGAGTCCGAACCGGCCAGACGGAGGTCGCTGTCTTCACAGCTTACGAACCTGAGGAGTAAGAGACCCGGCGGGGGAGAAATCCCTCGCCACCTCTGATGAATCAGGCATCCTCAACGCACCCGCACTTAACCCGCTTCGGCGGGTTTTGTTTTTTCCTGGCATTCTGGTTTACAATTCGCACGCCAGCCTGAACAACTGGCACCTGCTGCGCCAGCAGAGACAACCGATGGCGCACGATACCAAATTATACAATTCTGATGATTCTGCCGTCTTTGCCAGCAGGCGCGGACGGTGTTTTCACGCATTCAAATCTGACTGGTACCAGCATCCCCCATGCACTGAAGAACAGGCCGAATGGCTCATTCAGTGTTACCGCAGGCGCGGATGCGAGGTTAAAAAAGCCCTTAGCCTCGACTACCGTCACTGGATAATCTCCGTCAGGCTCCCTTACTCCGAACGGCCACCGCGTCCGTCCCGCACATTCTAGCAACGGATCTGGAGGTAATGTGCGGGTATTACTTCGACCTGTTCTGGTACCGGAACTCGGTCTGGTTATCGTTAAGCCAGGCCGTGAATCCATGCGGGTATTTCATGGCGGCAGGGTGCTGGTGGAGTCTGAACCGAAAAGCATGCGTAATCTGCCGTCCGGGGTCGTTCCTGCCGTTCGCCAGCCGCTGGCGGAAGATAAATCATTACTGCCATTTTTCAGCAATGAGCGTGTGATTCGTGCTGCTGGTGGCGCTGGTGCACTGTCTGACTGGTTATTACGTCACGTTAAATCCTGCCAGTGGCCTCATGGTGATTATCATCACAGCGAAACTGTCATACATCGTTACGGTACCGGCGCGATGGTGTTGTGCTGGCACTGCGACAACCAGCTGCGCGACCAGACATCCGAATCACTTGAGCAACTTGCTCAACAAAACCTGTCAGCATGGATGATTGACGTCATCCGCCACGCAATGAATGGCATACAGGAACGGGAATTATCGCTGGCTGAATTATCCTGGTGGGCAGTCTGCAATCAGGTGGTGGACGCATTACCTGAGGCAGTATCGCGTCGTTCTCTGGGATTACCGGCGGAAAAAATCCGCTCCGTATACCGTGAAAGCGACATCATACCGGGAGAACAGACCGCCACCAGCATACTGAAGCAGCGCACAAAAAATATTGCGCTACCGCCTCACACCCACCAGCAACAGAACCCACCACAGGAAAAGACGGTGGTCAGCATTGCCGTTGATCCGGAGTCTCCGGAATCCTTCATGAAACGACCTAAACGTCGCCGCTGGGTAAATGAGAAATACACACGCTGGGTAAAGACACAGCCGTGTGCGTGTTGTGGTAAGCCAGCGGACGATCCTCATCATCTGATTGGTCATGGTCAGGGTGGAATGGGAACAAAATCCCACGATATTTTCACGCTACCGCTGTGTCGGGAGCATCACAACGAGCTTCATGCGGATCCGCTGGCGTTCGAAGAAAAGCATGGTTCCCAGGTTGATTTAATTTTTCGTTTTCTTGATCACGCTTTTGCAACCGGCGTGCTCGGGTAAAAGAGGTTACTGATGCGTATAGAGTTTGTTTTGCCTTACCCGCCGACGGTGAACACCTACTGGCGACGTCGTGGCAGCACATATTTTGTATCAAAAGCCGGTGAGCGTTATCGCCGGGCTGTGGCGCTTATTGTTCGCCAGCAGCGGCTGAAATTAAGCCTGTCCGGACGGCTGGCAATAAAAATTATTGCAGAACCACCGGATAAGCGCCGCCGTGACCTGGACAACATTCTGAAAGCACCGCTGGATGCGCTGACGCATGCGGAAGTGCTCATTGATGACGAGCAGTTTGATGAAATCAATATTGTGCGCGGTCAGCCTGTGCCAGGTGGACGGCTGGGCGTGAAGATTTACGAAATCAGAGGTGGTAACGATGGCGCGTGATATCCAGATGGTTCTTGAGCGATGGGGGGCATGGGCAGCAAATAATCATGAAGATGTAACATGGCCCTCGATAGCTGCTGGTTTTAAAGGATTAATCCCGACTAAAGTGAAATCACGTCCTCAGTGTTCTGATGATGACGCCATGATAATTTGTGGTTGTATGGCACGATTAAACAAGAATAATCAGTATTTGCACGATTTGTTGGTGGATTATTACGTAGGTGGAATGACATTTATGGCTCTTGCACGTAAGCATAGATGTTCTGATGGGCTTATTGGTAAAAGGCTTTATAAAGCGGAAGGTATTATTGAAGGAATGCTTATGGCTCTGAATGTCCGGTTAGATATGGATATGCGGTAGGGATATATAGTGATGAGGGTTATGTTTTCTGTGTTTATAATTAACATGTTTATTTTTTGATGGTCATGTATTGTGGAAGGTAGATAAAATGTTGCCTGGTGAATTGAAAATATTGATAATCAATCTTCATCATTAAATAAAAGGAGTGCTTATGTGGATTGTGTTAGTACTGTCACTGTCAACTCTCAGTTGGCATAAGGTAGTGGCTTTTTCATTGTTGACGGTGTCTGTTGTCCTGGCTGTGCTTAATGATATTATTGATTGGTCGGTGTTATTTTTTGTTGCTACAATCGTTTTTTTTATTATTTTGAAGTTCAACTGGAAATATAACGCCTGGGCTAAATCTATATATGAAGTTGGCATAGTTTTATCAGCCATAGCATTATCTTTCCATCTATGGCCAGGGTTTCACAATCCTGTAGTGCTAAATTCTGTTACTGTTGGCCCTCAAAGTACTCCCTATACAATGTATTTTAATTTTGATAAAGCGCTGGTGCCATTTTTGTTAGTCCTGTGTACATCTTCTTTGTTTAAAAAAGAAGTAAAATCAGAAGTGTCTTTGTGGAAGTGGGGGGCTCTGTCGCTCTCTGTTCCTCTTATCCTGTTTTTGGCTGTTTTTTTTGGTGGATTAAAGCCAGAGATTCATTTTCCTGAGTGGTTGCCAGAGTTTATATTGGCTAATTTGTTTTTTGTGTCTCTGGCAGAGGAATCATTATTTAGAGGGTATATTCAATCACGGCTATCAGAAGTAACGTCTCCATTGGTTGCATTAATTGTGGCGGCTTTGTTGTTTGGTTTTTATCACTATTCAGGTGGTGCTTTACTTGTATTATTTGCCACGTTATCTGGTGTTGTGTATGGATTGTCATGGATGTGGAGTGGGCGTTTGTGGGTTGCCACCCTTTTCCATTTTGGTTTGAATCTGTGTCACTTGTTATTCTTTACCTATCCATTTTTAAAACATAATTGATTTTTTCTATGGTTTTAAATTTATAAGACTGAAAAATAGCAGGACGTGACATTTGCATGAAAAATATGCACGGCAAAGCATTTACGTACGTAAAAAATCAGGTATGCTGTTAAGAGTGGTTATTTCGCCGCATAGCTTGACCCCGCCTCTGAGCGGGTTTTTTGTGCCCGCAAAGTAGCGCAGTGCGTTAAATGTGCTGGTAGTTATTAATACAGGTCTTTCAGCTTGCTGGCTTTTTCGGCAAGAGTTATTGGTGTGTCACGTTAACCGGAAAGGGTAAAAAGACATGCTGAAACAGCAGGATATGACAGAAACCGCCAGAGTTGTGTTTGATGAATTAAGCGTCACCGAACCGGCGACAGTCGGGGAGATTGCGCAGAATACTTACCTTTCACGCGAACGCTGCCAGTTAATACTGACCCAGCTTGTTATGGCGGGTCTGGCAGACTATCAGTGCGGTTGTTACAGACGCCTTCAGTCCTGAAGGCTTTTTTATTTGTGGTAAATGGGCGGCTGGTGGGTGTTAGCGGCACCTGTCAGTCCTTTGCTTATGTGTTGATGATAATTTACCTTTTGGGGCTATAATTGAACTAACCAATTGCTAATGAAAGTAAAATTATAATGGTTGTTGTCTGTTCAGTTATCATGGTTTGCTCCCCAATTAATATTTTTCTTGAAAAGGATACGTTGTCACTTAAGCCCGGCTCAGTCGTTCTGGCCACCAAATGCATCAGGGCGCTTTTCCTTATGCATTATGGCAAAGTTAAAATTTTCGATATAAACCATTCCATAGTAAGTCAATATCTGGAAATTCAGCATAAGCTGACAAGAACTCATCTGACTGACGTTCCGCTTTATCTGTCACTGGAACCCAACAACCCTGCGTTGGCTGAGGCTTTAATTACCAGCCAGAGATTTTCCGGAGATACCACGGATATGTTTCTTATGATGGCATGCCTGTCGCTGTTTGAATCAGATGAACGGATATTATTATTTTTAAGTGGATGTTTATCCAGTATAAGTGCCAAAGTCAGGGCGATAATTCAGACAGATATATCAGCAAGCTGGACGCTTGGTGCGATTGCGTTACGCCTGCATATGAGTGAGAGTTTGTTAAAGATAAAACTGAAAAATGAAGGGCACATGTTCAGTCGCTTGTTGCTGGAAGAGCGGATGCGTGTTGCTGTGAATATGTTATGTTCCCGGCATGGATATGGACAGGCTGTAGCAGAAAAATGCGGTTATTCAAGCTGGTCCTACTTTATTTCTGTATTTCACCGCTATTATGGCTTCCCGCCAGACAGATATGTATCCAGGCAAGGGCTTGATTATTGATTTTCATCTGATTATTATTTTTTGACCCGGCCCTTTAGCTCAGTGGTGAGAGCGAGCGACTCATAATCGCCAGGTCGCTGGTTCAAATCCAGCAAGGGCCACCATCACATACCGCCATTAGCTCATCAGGAAAGAGCGCCAGCTTTCGAAGCTGGTTGCGCGGAGTTCGGGTCCCCGAAGGCGGTCCATTATCTGTATCCTGCGTTGTTAGCTCAGCCGGACAGAGCAATTGCCTTCTAAGCAATCGGTCACTGGTTCGAATCCAGTACAACGCGCCACACTTATTTTCCCTGGCTCGCTTTTGCGGGCCTTTTTTTTAAATGTCTCACAATTCAGGCGGTTGACTGTTGTCTGGTTTGCGGGGAGTTTGTTAAAAGAAACTGGCATGGTGAATCCCCCTGTGCGGAGGGGCAATCAGCGAGTAGGTATATGGGATAATCGCGGATTCAGGTGCTGGTACTGAATTCACCGGGAGGCACCCGGCACCATGCAATGGCACATAGCGCCACTCTCCAGCCCCTCTCCGGAGGGGCTTTCTTATGGACAAAAAAAGCCCGCGCAGGGAGACGCGGGCGGCAAGGAATAAACAACAAAACGTGAAGTAATATTTCAGCTGGCGAATAATATCCGACAGTAATCACTCTGCGCAATAGCGCGGCCTTTTTCGTATTGCGGGCTGTTGTCTCTCTTCTGCCATTGTCCTGTAACTTCCGGACTTCAGCCCGCTCCTCATTTTACTCACAATATTATCCCGGCCGGGAGGATTCATGGCATTTAAACACTATGATGTTGTCAGGGCGGCGTCGCCGTCAGACCTTGCGGAAAAGCTGACACACAAACTGAAAGAGGGCTGGCAGCCATACGGCGGACCGGTTGCC